TTTCGGGGCCACCATAAATAGCCATTATTTTGTCCTTTCAACAATCAGCCTGTCAATATCCTTGCGTGTGCCAGTAAATGTCCAGAAGAATTCTAAATTATTTGAATAAGCACTATCACATCTAACAATAAACTGATTATTATTTAAATCAATACTATCAACATATAATATTTTTCCATGTTTATAGTTTGTGATTTGAACATTTAAATCATCATCATCATGTACTAAATCTTTTATATAATCTGGTAAATTAATAACGCAATATCCATCGCTAAGACTATCTCTTCCTGTTAATCTGACACCATGATATGGAGATTCTAAACTACCATAATTTAATGTCATTTCCGGCTTTGATGGATGATCTATACTGAAACTCTTTGTTGTGGCTGCAAAACTACCGCTAACTTGGAGTTTATAAGCTGGTGATGATGTTCCAATGCCAACATTACCACTAGTATTAATTCTAATTGCTTCAGTACCGCCATTATTACCAACAGCAAGACTAATATAATCATTAACACCAGAAGCAGTAGTAGATTTTAATACCAAATTATTTCCACTTGTACTACCACCAGCTACGATACCTGCTCTTAAAGTTGCCGTATAAGTTGTGCCAGCATTATTAAGTATATCTAATGAATTACCTCTAGCAGTAATATAGGTTCTATTACTATCAGCATCATCGGCTATTCTTGTATTAGTTCCAAATGTTCCAAATTGGACATATCTCTGATTTCCAGCAGTGCCAGCATCTAAGTGAATGTTTCCACTAGCAACATGTAATTTCCCACTCGGGGCAGATATGCCAATACCAACTCCACTGAGATTATCATATATAATACCGCTACTCAAGCCGCTAGGAGCGTTCCACCTTGCCACATATCCACTAACACCAACTCCACTAATTGATACTGATCCACCAGAAGCTGTAGAATTAATTGTATATATTCCACCACTAGAACTAACAGAAATATTAGTCCCGGCAAGTATATCTTTTACTGGAGATGCTCCACTAACAGCACTGTTAAAATCTGTAATATTTGCAGCCGTGTGAGTATGCCCGCTTAAACTTACATCTGTACTATTAACAGTTAATGATGTAAAATTACCACTAGTTGCAGACAACAACCCATTACTAATAGTTAGTCCATTTGTGAAAGTATGATTGGCCGAAATTGTTCTACTATTATTAATATGAACATATTGAGCATGATCATCATCGGCTAAACCGAAAAGATTTCCGTGATCATTTTGTGGCACACCATATGTTACGGTAAGATTAGTGCTTCTTAAATCTAATATGCTTTGTAAACTACTTTTTGGCGTGTTAGCATAAGTATCATTAGTGTTAAAGATTAGTCTATATAGTGGTCGGATTTCATTAGTTGGAATATTGGTTAAATCAATATCACTCCAATTATTATTGCTTTCGGAACTACCTAAACTACTATCTTCTCTTTGACCCATTATTGCTAAAATTGGATCATTAATATCGTTTGTGGCCACGAGCCACATAGCAAAATATCTATTATTGGTAACATTTTGTAAAGTCCAATTTCCAGTAGTATAAACATTATACAACGCTCTTGTTGCATTATATTTTACTGGATATGGAGTGCCAGAATCTCTAACCCATTGTCCAGTAATTCCACTATGATAATAAACTGGAAAATAACCAGTTGGAAAAAGCTGTTGGGTAAATTCAACCCCATTATCACCATCAGCGATACTAATAATAATATCTTCCTGATATAATGTTCCATCGCTTATAGCGATTTGGGCATGACTATTAGAACTGCCATCTCCAAGAAGAGTATAATTGCTAACACTTAATCCATTAATATACTGCATACCAAAAGTGTTGTGAATCCACCTATGGGTACTACTATCCATTTTTATGCCATGTCGTTCTTCTCCAAAGAATGTGCTTTGGCCAATATCTTTATTCCAGTGAATAAATGCTACTGGTATATCGGTACTAAAATCAAATTCTGAAATTTTAGTTTGTAGCTGCTGCGTCTCTATATCAAAATGAATATAATTTAGTGCTGTGCCAGTATCAATTACTACTGATTCAACACCAGTTTTAGTAACTTTTACTCCTTCAATATACATATCATAACTATAACCAGTAGGCTGAATAGTAAAAGTTCTAGTACTATCATTAAAGCTTAGTGAACTATCTAATCTATTCACAAACCCTTGTGGTTCTTTACTTAATACATTAACTTCAGAATGAAGATTATCTAGTCTAAGAGTATTTCCACTATCATTATATGTAATCTTTACTCCAGTTCCTTGTACAAGTAGACTATTAACTCTATCATCTACAGATTCATCAAAATCTGTTATTTGAGATGAAGTATGAGTATGTCCACTAACGCTAACATTAACGTCATTAACTTGTAAAGAAGAAAAATATCCACTATTGGCATAAAGATTATTAAATGCAAGACCGGATCTACCAATGCTATATTGATAGTTTTCTAGTGGTAATAAATTGCCATTATCATCAACTTTAATTCTGCCAGTTGCTGGTAAACTATCGCTAGCAGAAGTAGCAAAAATAATAGATGCCGGATTGGAGGAGGCACTAAATGCCCCCTCCCCTTGAGCATATACTTTAGCAACTACAAAATTGGCTGATCCACCATCAGACTCTGATGATGCCGCAAATTGTAATTGCCCTAATAATTCTCCAGAGCCAACTATTGAATCATTAGTTTGTAATGTTATGCTTTCCATTCCGGTTTACCTTTTTACTAGATTATATACCAATCTGCACCGTCACTAATAAATGTCATAGTTTCATACCTATGATATAATTGAACACTTGTGGCACCATCAATAGTATCAGCAGTTTGTCTAGAAATTGTAACTGTTGTTGCATTAGTATCAATTCTTTTAACAGTCATCATTCTACCAACGCCAATTGTGCCACCATTTTCTGGCAATGTTACGGTAACATTTCCTGTGGCATTTACTAGCGTAACATCCTTATCTGCTGTTTTACTTGATGTGATGGTTTCAACAGTTCTGGATATTTTCTCTTCTGATATTCCTTTATCTTTAATTCTTAAAATGTCAGAACTAATTTCGATACCACTATTATCAACATTAACATTAAGAACACCGGCCGAGTAACTTAAACCACTACCAGCAGTTGTTGATGCTAAAGAGATATTATCTGCACTTACTGTGATACCACTTACACCAACAACATGTAATGGAGTGCCAGCACCGCCAACAAGACCAGAACCAGCAACTGATGCCGCTAGATAAGTTTCTGTGACACTACTTGCAATTAAATCGGCTGTTACACTAGCACCGGCTGTAACTGTAAAGTCAATTCTACTACTATCAACAAAGTTTGCAGCAGTAAAAATTGCACCCTCAATAGTTGCGTCTGTTACTGAAAGTTTTCCATCAGCACCAGCTGTAACATTTGTTCCAGCAAGATAAGAACCTAATTGACTAACTGTTGATCTTTGATGAGTTGTGCCATCACTATCTAATGCTAAGAAACTGTCGCCGCTAGCCACAGCTACAGCACTAAGTTCAGAAAGTGCTAAATTAACTGTTAATGTGTCAGTAGCTGATCCAACTGTAGCAAGACCAGCACCGCCAGAAATAGCTAAAGTATTGCCGTCGCTAATGGTCTGATTAGCACCAGTATCTCCAGCAACAGTGAAAGAACTCATGGTGCCAAGGCCGGAAATAAAGTTTGATCTATTAACTTTTCTTAAACCGGTGCCGCTACTACTATAAATTAACAAGTAATCATTAGAACCGTCTACTGATGTAATTTCTGATTTACCAGTAATAGCTACATTTTGTAGTGTTGTACTAAGCACAACATTAGCAGTTCCATCAAAGCTTTGTGCAGCAGCAAGAGCGTCTCCAGTAACTGAAAAGTTTCTTGCTGTTTGTAAAGCTGTAGCAGTACCAGCATTACCGGTTACATTACCAGTAACATTTCCTTCAAGATTAGCAACAATTGTGCCGGAAGATCCAGAAACTACTTCGCTCGTAATTGTAGCATCTGGAATAAATGTAAATTTACCAGTACTATCATCATAACCAAAAAAGCCTGTTTTGGCTACTGATCCATTATGATAGTTAAATGCAACGCCACGATCTTTATTATCATCAGTTGATGGTGTTCCACTACCAAGAATAATAATAGGATCTTCAATACTAACAACTGTGGAATTTACAGTTGTTGTTGTGCCGTTGACCGTAAGATTACCAGCAATACTTACTCCCTGAGAAAAAGTTACCGCACCATTAGATGCGATAGCAATTGCGTCAGGGTCAGAAGCACTACCAATATTACCGCCATTACTAACAGTAATATTGGGAACATTTAATGTTGAGCCATTATATGTAAAATTTGAATTAGATTCGAATACCTGATCAGAGGCACTAGTGCCAAAAAATACAATGCCACTGGGGTTACGATCATATGGTTGATATGCCATTATTTATCTCCATTATGTTATAAACCAGTTTAAATTGTTTGAACTTAAAGTGAACGATTGATATAAATGGTGCATAGTTATTGTTGACAAACCATCTATACTTTCCGATCCAGAGGCATTAATAATCACTAAATTATTACCAGCTGCTCTTTTTATTTTAATTTCTTTTCCACCAATCCCACTAGCTATTGGCATATATAAATTAATTTGACCCGATGTTGAATCTACAAAAACAATATCTATCGAATTTGATAAAACAGTATCCGATGAGATGTTACTATATTGTTTAATAGACCCAGCAACAAATCCATTAAAATATAATGTGCCATTATTATTATAAAGTAAATTTGTTGTGTTGTTAGGAGTACCACTAATTAATTGTATGCCACTAGTAAATACTCCACTAATACCAGAAATCATTCCTTGAATTTGAATGTTTCCAGTGCCATTAATATTATTTGTGTTTAAATCTAAATTACCACCAAGCTGTGGAGAAGTATCTTCAATTATATTTGATATTCCACCATTGCCATTAACACCAGAACCATTAAAATATAATTTACCACTTACATTATAAAGAACATTAGATGTATTAGATGGCGTTCCAACATCTAAAATAATTCCAGAAGATCCAACAATAACTTGATTATTTTGATCTTTATAAACACTCTTTTCTGATGGATAAGCTATAAATACAGAGCTTGAACCACTAAGATTTATTTTATTATTAGAATTAGAACTTGATAATATTGTGCTTCTTGATAGAGTATTAGAAGCATATGTTCCTATACCAACTTCCCAATTTGGGGCATTAACAATGGTATAGAATGTTGTATCGCCACTAGATAATACAGCAGAAAATGCTTGATAACCAGCGTTGGCACCGCCAAGCGTGATAGTACCGCTACCAGATGTTGAAGTAGATTCTTTAACTCTATTCGCAAGTCTTAGCGGCATCGTCGGTCCTTAAATAGTAGTGGTCAGAATAAAAAAGGGGAGGGGGAGGATTATCTCCCCTCTCCCCCAATATTAACAAACGAAGAGAATATTCTTAGAAACTACCAAGAATTACTCTACGATTGTCCAACACACCAAACCCGACTTCTGCGAAGCCATAGAGTCCAGCACGTTGTTGACGATGGAGCGAGGGATCTTCGAATATAGTAACTTCTTGCTTTACGGGCATAACAAAACTGTCATTAGCAGCAAGATCAAGACCCACAACTAACTCCACATCACTACTTGGACCAAGAGTACCACTGAGATTACTTGTGTAGTAAGTCTGATACTCCTGACCTTCGCCAAGTTCATCGAGTGCGTGGATGTTAACGCCAAACACTCTGGATACTGAACCGGCACCATCATTAGCGACGTAGATTTCTCTACGGCTGGTTTCATCAAGCTGATCGATGCCCCAGTTTCTCATATCTTCAACACCTTCTGGTGAGAGATAGAGGTCTGTAAGCTGACCACGCTTTACTGAAGCACTATTGCCACCAGCATTACGACGCATAACAACCTTTAGGAGACTAACGAGACGCTTGGTGAATTGACCAGCGGCAGCATCAGCATCATAAACTAGGATGTTACGATCAACACCGGCAGCAAGGATTGTATGCCAAGCATCGTCATTCATCTTCTTGACGAAGCCAGCCTCAAGGACTTGTGTTGCACGAGCAACAACGTCCCAACGGGCTTCACGGGCATAACGAAGTAGCCAATCGATTGAATTGGCAACTGTGTAGGTTGGAACCATAACGTAGTCGCCTTCGACTGTTCTCTCTGGCACACGACCGTGGGCTGGAGCAACATAGGCAACGAAGTCTGATTCTTCACCTGGAGAGATTAGATCCAGTGGGAACTCTGTTGAGCTACCGGCTGGCATTGCAATTCTCTCATAGATGTTACTGGCAATGTCGCCAACCATGATACCTTCACGCAAAGGTAGTTCGATAGCCTTTGCGAGTTCAGCCATGGCAAGACCTGCCTCATTACGATCTTCACTAGCGGTACGCTGAAGTAACTGAATAAATTCAGCATCAGGTTTAGTTAAGAATGACATATTTTTATTCTCCTATTTCTTTATTTATAATTATGGAAGGTTAACAGAAACTTTAGCGTACCCATCAGCGTCCTTTGTTGAAAGGAAGCGACCAACGGCTGAAGCACCGGTAGCCTGGGTTGTAGAAATTAAACCACTATTAGCAAGGTAGGCTGTGCTACCAGCGGTTGGATTACCACTGATCTTATCTGTAACGATAAAGCCCTTGGTTAGAATGGTTACTTTACCACCCTTCTGTACCTCATCCTTGTGCCAGTTGAGATGCTGACGAGTCTGATCGATATCGACAACATCGTTTAGGAGAACACCGAGAGGAGCGGCACCAGATGCATTTGCCGCAACGGTAGCGAGAGCGGCCGAACTGTCCATAGCAGAGCCGGAACCCTGTGTGCTGACAGAAACAACTACGCCCTTGCTTGCAGTTTCATTCATGAAGTATGTAACTTCAGTATCTAATTCGTGACGATCACCTTTAAGAGCCATATTAATACTCCTATTTCTTAAGATTTTTGGTTGATTTTAAAACAGATTGACGCAACCAAGAAGCGGCAGAAGCAATTGCTAAGTTCTGGCTTTCTTGACTTGACTCAGGATTTGCTAAAGTTGCTTCAGCAATGCCTTCTACATTATCCAACTCAGAAGCATCAGCTTCTTCGTCATCATCGTTTTCTGCATCCTCTGATCCAAAATCAACAGGAGCAGGTTCTGGCTTTGATACCAGTTCCGATTTTACTTCCGATTTTGGTGTTTTGTCTGCTAAAAGAGCAACAACAGAAGCGAACATTTCATCTGAAGCATCAGAAAAATCTTCAACAATCTTATTGGCCTTTTCTTCATTAGCACCAGCCTCGATAAGAGATGCCATACGCTTCATGCCCTTCATGTCTTTCATCATGCCAGCGTACTTTTCTTTCATCCCTTTGAGTTCTTCTTCTTTTTTCATCATATCTTGCTTGAAAGCTTCACATTCTTTCATCATCTTCTCTTTATCCATATTCATACCGGCAACAGAATCTTCTAATTCTTTTACCTTGGCTTCAAGAGATGCTATTAGTTGGTCTTTTTCAGCAATAGCAGCTTCATTAGCAGAAACAACTTCCGCTAATTTGCTGGCATTTTCTGTTTCGATTGTAGATTTTTCAGCGTCAAAATTTGCCTTGGTAGACTCCAATTGAGCTTTTAAATCTTCAATCTGCATGGTAATATCACTCATATTATGATTCTCCATCGCAGTTAAAAAATTGTAAAAGGTTATATCAGCCTTACTATTAAAAGGATTGACTTCCTTGTTAAGAATTATACTTCTTGGATTAGCTGGCTTGGCGACTAAACCTTTTCCAGAGAAATAAAAACCTCTTAAAAGTCTTCCTATTTTGTAACCGTTGTATTCACCGGTTCCACCATAAGCTCTAAGATGTTTTGTTAGAAATGAAGACTCTTCGGTTCTAGACAAAACTCTTTGCTCATTGTCCGTGCCGACCACAGCATAATCAAAATTACTAAAGATACATTCCATTGAAACAGACCATTTACCTTCGTCTATTTCTTTGGTAAGTTCTTCAATTCTTTGTCTCATTTGTGCATCGGACCAAGTTTTGTAAATAACAGCACTTGTTATAATATCAATCTTCGATGGTAGTTTATTTTCATCTAAGATTTCTTCGATTTTATTACCATCATGATCTACAACCATAGAACCAGTTATATGTCCAATAATATCTGTATCATCATGCATGTAATTAAACTGTTTGTTTACTGGCGTATTGCGAGCGGCCCATAATTCGTTTACGCCAAATACATCATCATTTTTATTCCATCCGGCGGAAACTAAAATAGAATTTAGATAGTAAAGATCTTTTTGTTTTTCAGAATTTTCATATAGACAAGCAAACGATGGATGGATATTATCTTTGCTAATGTTAAGTATATTATCTCTATCTAAGATATCGCACTCAAAAGCAATAGAATTATTCTTTACTATTGAGTCTGCAATGCCGTCTAGAGTTTCATATCTATATGTTTTCATATTATGGCCTTTCTATTTCTAAATACGCCAAAAAATATAATTTAAGTTATTTTTCGTTTAAAAAATCAAGCGAATAAGCTATATTATAAATTTGACGTAACTCATCTATAGATGGCGAGCGTTCATGATTTTCAACAAATTCCGCTTTTAATTCTAATATTGTACTATTTTGACTATTACTAATTTGTGGATTTTGCTCTAGAATTAAAGCTATTTTATCCTCAGTTATAGCAGTATATGGCTCTAAATTACATAATACCTTAAATTTAATTTCTTCTAAATCTACTAATTCAGCTTTGGTTAATTCTCTTAAATTCTTTTTATCATAATGATTTAACATAGCTGGATTTAAAATATTAGATATTGTTTTTTGTGCTTCACTAGCCCACACCATAACTGATGCTACGGCTGGTTTACTTTTTGGTAATACTCTTTTCTGCTTTCTTGGTTGAGTATCTTTTTGGAATGGTGGTCTGCCATTTTGATTTGGTGCTGCTGGAGATTGTTTAGGTTGTGGCCCAGTGGGAACAGGAGGAGTTGTTACTTCTTTGGGTTTTAATGTTGTAACATCATCAATGCCAATTTCACCCTTTTGCAATGCAATTTTTCTATAATCAGAATCAACATTGCCATTATGAAATGGATCTGCTTTTGGCGGCATTTGTCTTCTATTTCTCTTTTTGCCTTCTGTCTTTATTCTAGCATCCTCAATATCATTAAGTTCACCAAATCTTTCTCTTAGAGTTTCTACTGAAATTATATCTCTATCTACTAATTGAATTAATAGATTTTTTTCAGCAGCCTCATCAGATAAAATCATATGCTCAAAATGCAATGTGGCCGGTGAACTAAATCCCATTGCCTTTTGAATATACTCTATTTCTTTTGTCCAGAATTGGTATAATAAATCTCTACCATATTCTAGTCTTTCTATTAAAGTCTTTAAAGAAATAAAATTATTTGTAAATCCGCCAGATTGACCGGCCAATCCAGTTAAAGTAGGTGGAATACCAAGGCCAGCATATATGCTATTTAAAACAGGCTGATACTTTTCAGCACCAAGGAATTTATAAATTTGCGTATTACTTTCCTTGAAATCAATTTCTGGACCCCAAACAAGATCCATTGTTCCGCCGCCAACATTGCTGGCGAGAATATTTCTTAGCTTGTCAATAGCACCCTTGTTTGGTAAAATCTTATGTTCTAGATTGCCCAAACGCCATAGTCTGATATTAGAAATAGCACCATCCAAGGCCGACATATCTGCTAGCTTCATTTTTTCTAGCATGATAATATCGTCAATAATAGCATTAACCATTGGGTTTGCCCAAAGTTCCCAATCGTCTTTTTTATAATAAAATACTTCTATTGTTTTGCTATCTAATTTAATATGATTTTGTTGATTTTTTAAAGCCTCTTTTAATTGCTCTGGTAAAGTATCAACATATTTGCTATTCTTCTCAAAAGATTTTCTTACAGAATTAGTAATCTTCATCTTATATGTTTTTTCGCCACTGAACGCACCAGCATATCCACCCTCAACTTCTATTTGTAGTGGATTAAGAAAATCATATTTTAATGGTATTTGTTTTTTAGTAATGTCTTGAATTGGAATCTCTATTAGATCCTCTTGGGCCTTAGACATTTCTCTTTCTTGCTTTCTGGTTATTCTTCCATATCTCTTATGAATAATAACATTTCCGCAACGATATAACATATTAAGAAATCTTTCGGATCTTTCTTCGCCATTAACCATCTTCCACCATTTACGGTAGAATTGTTCAATCTGCTTATTTGTATGATTTAGCGTTATTCCCTGAGAAGCAAAATCTCCCATAAGATCAATAACATTTTTTACAATACCAACTCTGTCATATGCTTTCATGCACATTGACATTGCTTGTTTGAAATTATTAGCCGGTTCCTCAAATGGACGAAAACGATAATAATCATCTTTTAAGAAGTCAGTTCTAACTGAGATATTTGGTTCAATATCAATATAAGATCTGCGGCTGGCAGTAGAACTCATAATACCATCATAACTGTCTACATTACCAGAAGTTTTGTCAAATGCGTTTTGCTGATCTTCTGCTGATGTCCAGAATATGTATGGATTTTTTTCTTCTTTTGACTTATTTTTATCTTCTGCCATTTTATATTCCTTTGTAATTCAAACAATCTGATTGTAATTGGAAAGCAATCCGACTATTGTATTATACTCCAGAAACACTAATATAAATTATTCATTTGCGAGGTAAACCAGTTTGGCCCGCTAAATGTGGCACCGTCATTTTTCTGAGAATTACTACGAGATGCAAATCCACCATATCCATGGTATGTTATTTGCTTTTCCTCAAATTTCATATTTCTAGCCGCCATATTGGCCATTAATAATGATGAATATCGATCCTTCCTCATTCTTTGTTTTCTTCCAACCCCAATTTTTACTTCTGGTGTATCCCACCTCATTCTTCCGTTCACGCTTTCAGTAACTTCGATCAAAGATAATTCATTTTTTAATTCTTCTATTTCCATTACACAATCTTCTAAAGTATCGTATAATCTATTATTGGCTTTATCCTCTTCAATAGATAGTCCAATTGTCACTGGATCAAATCTTGGAAATAATAGTATTTTATCTTCTAGGTCTTTTCTAAGTCCATGATTAGCATCTGAATACCAATCGTATTTGGCAAACTGGCACATCTCTAAAATATGTAAGCCTTGTTGATCGTCTGATGGCTGTGGCTTTTCCTCATCAACTATTGGCCAGATTGGAATCTCTCCAGGCTGTAACTGATTATTATCATGAAGTGCTTCTGCTACTGAATAACCACCACCCTGTGCGTCCATAGCAATATGCACAATTGGAAATAGATTCATTAATTCTCTAATCTTTCTGGCACAATAACTATAGAAATTATTCTCTTTTGTTAACCCCTTTTTAACACGCTCAGTATGATCTTTCCTTGTGGTGGTCCAACAATAAACTATTCTTCTATGATCATTATGTAATTCTAATATTATAATACTAAAATTATCTACTTCAGAAGCTGGGTCAATAGCCATAACATACTTGCCAGATTTACTACCCCGTAAAAGAGGATCAAAATATACCTCGCCAGTTTGTGTTTTTACCGGCTTAATATCTGTACCAACACATGACTCTATTAAACTTCTCTTAAAAAATCCTTGGCTATCTTTGGTGAATACCGCACCGAATTCCATTAAAAAAATACCATTATGAATAGTGGCTTTTGATCTGGCTATTTGTCCTTCATCCATGAACCCCTTCGGCACTAAATCAACAGGTATTCTTATAATAGAATAATCATCCCAATTAAAAGAATCTGGTATAGGCTCGCCATTAAAAACATTATTAGAAATAGCTCTTAGATCACCTTTAGTTTCTATAATAGTTTTCCATCGTTTCCAATATTCAGCAAAATGATTAAAGTCATAGAAGGCAGTACCCGATAGAATAATTTGATTGCTCTTGGCAGAATCCAGCGTTTTCTTCTCATAAAGAGATGATGGATCAATACCCATTTCTTTAGCCTTTTCTTCCATGGCAAGTCTTTTAACATTTTCCACGGGAGAGGCTGACACCGCTGCGAAGCCCGCGATAACATTTTCAAAAACTTCTCGGGACATGCTCGCAAATTCGTCGGCAATAATATCATTTGCTCGCTGCCCTCGGATTTTTTGACCATCTCCGATTGGCAAAGCCGACACTGTACTACCATTAATTGTTATTTTACACATATCCACATCGCGTCTAGGACCGCTATTACCATCGCACATATCTCTTAGAATTGGTGCGTTCTTCCATATGTTTTCCATATAATCGTGCAAATATTTCGACTGTCTAAATGCGGCACCAACCACGACTATTTTTCTATTTGGAATTAACATGGCACGAAGCATACAATATAGAGACAATATAAATGTTTTGCCAAGGCCACGGCTTCCAACCAACATTGGAAACTTTCTGCTCCACATTTCCTTAAGAATTAGAGCTTGCATTGGTAGCAAGTCTATGTTAAGAATATGCTTGCATATGAAAGAGAAATAATCTGGATTAACAAATAAGCATGTTAATCTTTTATAGAACTCTGCTGGATCGTCGGTTCTTAATCTTTCAAATGGATTAATGACATATTTATCATCAATGTTTAATCTTAGCCAAGCATTGTTTATCTCAGCAATATTCACCATGAGGAAATTACCTCATCAGCAAATCCATAATATACAGCTTCTTCTGCGTTAAGATACCAATCACCAGATTTTAATTTTCTGATTAAGAATTGTTTAACTTGCTTTTCGCTAGGCTTCTTTCCAAACTTTTCTAAAAAGAATTTACCATCCACACATCGCTTAGCATAAACATTCATCATTATATCACAGGTTCTTCTTTCATATTCAGCATAATTCATAGCACTAAGATAATCTGTATTAATATCTGAAGAACCATAATGGCTCATAAAATAAGAATTGGGAGTCATTAGTCTGTGATCTGCCGCTTGAAGAATAATGCTACTCATTGACTCTGCTTGTCCGTATACTATAATGGTCACATAAGACTTACACATTGCGATAGAATCATATATTGCCATACCATCTGCCCATTCGCCACCAACGCTTTGCATGTGTATTTTTATTGGCTCTTGAGATCTACCTTCTAGTATTCTGATATTTTTAATAAATGTGTTTGCCATTTTATATTCAACACCAGGATTCTGATTGTCATCAGAAGAGAATGAATTGTGCAAGAATATTTCTCTGGTACTTAAATTAGCACCATAGTTATGCAAATCATGTAATAAATCTTTATCAACATTTCTCATAGGACTTCTTCTTCCCAAAATTTGAGTGTTTCGTATGTAAAGTTTTCAGCGTTCTCACGATTAGAACAAAATACAACTTCTATATTGGAATAGTCTTCTTCTATTTGACCTATTAATTTTCTTAGATAATTACCGTTCATTCTTACTTTAGACATTTGAGCATATGACATTCCAGAATTTTTTGGAAACGCATATACATCAGACTCTGCGAATTCACAAACAATGTATGCTTTGCGTAAATTTTTCATTCTATCAAATTCGCGGTAGAATCTTTCCTTTGCTGTTTTCTTTCCTAGATTGTTTGCAATTTCTGTAGCAGTAGCTTTTCTTTCTATAACAACAAATCCCTCTAATAATTCTGTAGTATAGTCTCCACAATCTAACTTATTTGAAAGTAATTCCACATCATTATGAAACGGAAACTCCCATCCGTTTCTTTCTCTAGTATCACGAATTATTTTCATTCTTTTTCACTATGCTTATAAAAAGCGATTGATAATTGTGCTCTTGATTTTTTATAGATTTATGGCAGTAGTAACATAATGTAATTAAATTATTTAAATCAAATCGCAAGTATGCTGCTTTACTCCACGGTATTATGTGATGCACATTTAATCTTTTTCTAGATTTACAGTTTGGCATTTGACAACAATAGTTATCACGCTCCAAAGTTTGTGATCTTACCTTTTTATATACTGGATCGTCATAGTCTCTCATAATAACCTTAGTCCAACTACTACAAATTCATTTTTTAATTCTTTGAGTAAGTTCTTAGTTTCAAATGTTGAGGATTGTTCTATTATATAATCACAAAATGTTTTATAAGCAAAATAGCAAGCATCGTCTGGATTGTCCGCTTCTAAAGTTAGGACAACAGAATCTTTTTGGAATATTCCTAATTTTAATCCTAGATTTTTTATTCTTGGTAGAACCAATGTCATGTCTATTATTACTTGATAACTCATTATGTTAGATCGTGTTTTAACATCATTGCTACTAAATCCTTAAATGATGTTTTGGGTTGCCATCCTAATTTTTCTTTGGCCTTGGTATTATCGCCTAATAAATAGTCTACTTCTGCTGGTCTGTATAATTCAGCATCTTGCAAAACATATTGTGACCACTCTGGAATATCAACATAGTTGAATGCCGCGTCTAAGAACTCCCGAATAGAATGAGTTTCGCCGGTGCAGATGACATAATCATCAGGAGATTCCTGTTGCAACATCATGTGCATGGCTTCCACGTAATCTCCCGCGTACCCCCAATCTCGATATGCTTCAAGATTTCCCAGACGCAGCTTTGGAAAAGATGGATCACAATTATTTTTAACGAATTCGCCAATCCACTTTGTTATTTTGCGTGTTACAAAGTTCTCGCCTCGTCTTGGTCCCTCATGATTAAATAGTATGCCAGCACTGGCATGAATGCCATATGCTTCGCGGTATAATCTCACAGCTTCATGGGCTGCACATTTAGCTATAGCATAAGGACTTTGAGGAAGAAATCTTGTGTTCTCATCTTGATACTTACGATTGTTAACTATGTTGTAATTTTTACCAAACATTTCGCTACTGCTGGCTTGGTAAAACTTCATACTTTTAGTTAATCCACAGTCCACAATAGCTTGTAAAAGGTTAAGGCATCCTTTGCCAGTAACGTCCCATGTTAATCCAGGTTGTTTGAAAGATGTTGCAACATGAGATTGAGCGGCTAGATTATAAAATTCCGTAGCATCAGAATGAAAGTGTAAAAGATTTAATATACTAGAATAGTCAGTAATATCACCTTCTACTAATTTAAAACACTTTTGATTTGCTAAGTGTTTGATTCGACTAGTAGTATCAACTGATGATCTTCTAATTACTCCAACCACGGTATAGTTTTTCGATAAAAGAAGATCAGCAAGATGAGAGCCATCCTGACCAGTAACGCCGGTTATAATCGCCTTCTTCTTTTTACAACTACAATTTCCTTTGCAACTCATAATGTCCTCATTTAACTGTGTCTGGTGTTAAGAATGGTTGATCGATACTTCCATCAGCATATGTATGATAGTCGGAAAGTCTTTCCTTTTCTTTTTCCATTGCTAGTCTCATTTTCTCCAGAGCCTTTCCTTCTTCCTCATAAAAGTCAGGATCTCTAAGTATTTGATTTACTAGCGATGCTAATGTTTGTTTGTTACTTTCTAGCTTTTCGATTCGTTGCTCTCTTGTGGCCTTTAGATCTTTGTACATTGCCGCTTTTTTGGTTTGCAAATCTTTGAACTCACGAGATAACGATTCTTTGGCCGCTCTTAGACTAGCGATCTGTCGCTCAAGATTAAAAATCATTTCCTTATCCTGCTGATCAGAATCTCGTCGTTTCTCTAAATCTATTTCAGCCTCTAAGACTCGCACCCTTTCCATAGATTCTTGCTGTTCTCTGAGTGCCCGGTTCATTAAAACCTCTAGCTTAATTGTGTCCACAATCTGAAGTTCCTCAGTAGCTAGAACATCTTTACGAAACTGTGCGATAATTTGTTTCCAGTGGTATAGAAATAGTTCCAATTCTTCTTCTGAGAATTGTGCTTTTAGCTCTTTCCAATATGGCCGCGATTTAATATCATATTCCGCTTGAACAACAAATGCCTCGTGCTTGTTGAATGTTTTGCCAATCTTCTTTAGGTGATTCTCGATAGAGTCTACTGATCGTCCAAGATTTTCCGCGATCTTTTCTGGACTCAAATTGTCAGCGTGAGAATCTATGTATTCCCACTCTTCTCTAGATAATCTACCAGTTTTCACCAAGAATCTCCTTGATCTTAGAGAAGAGAGCGTTTTTCTTTGCGGACTGTATTGACACGCCGTTCGCTAAACGGTAGAAGTTATTTCTCATGGATGGTGGAAGTTCTCTCATAAGAGTCTCCACAGCTTCTGTGGTGGATAACTTTTCTAGTATATCGTCCTCATACATTTTATGCTGACCATCCGCACTCTTTAAATCCATCAGATTCTTTTTGCTCTGATTTAATTTCTCATGTTTTGAGGATTCAATATTACTACGAGAATATTTATCCCTAATTAATGTTTTGAGCCTGTTAGATAAGTGCTTGCTTATAAAATTTTCAAAAGGACGAGATTTGTCATATTTTGGCAATGCCTCTAGGCATATAATATATGACTCTTGTTTGATATCGTCCAGTTCATAATAACCAAAAACATATCGTGGTGCGATACGATCAATTACTTTTAGTATCGTCTTTTGTTGTTCCGGTGTTGGTTCCATTTTGGATAATTTGTAAACCTAATGTTATTGGAGGATCTGGTACTAATAGCTCAAGCTCTGCTGCTTTTGCCACTCCGCTAGTTGCTATAATTTTCATCGTTCGCCTTGCTCACTTTCAAGTAAAGTAGGAAGCCAGTATATTATACCCCGAATAAGGAGGAAAAATGTTACAAATTAAGCTGAATGGATTAAATGGGGCTGGAAAATACGCTCTAGTTAGCCCAGAAGATTACCCCCGAATAGTGAACCATAGCTGGTACTATCGTGAGGGATACGCTCTAGCAAAGATAGAGTCCAAAGAGATAAGAATGCACAGATACATTATGGACGTTCACGATCCTGATTTGATAGTGGACCACAAAGATAGAAATCGATTGAATAATACCCGCGAAAATCTTAGAGTAATTAATTACTTACAGAATGCGAATAACCGCAACGATAATGTTTTTATAGAGTGCTTTGGAGAACGCAAAACCATAGCAGAGTGGAGTCGTGATCCTAGATGCAAAGTAAACTATGAGGTGTTGCGATCTCGCATCCGCAAGGGTATAGAACCATGGGCTGCTATATTAGCTCCGAATGAGTAGCCAAGTGCGGGTGATACATTTTAGGATAATGGGGATACTGCGAATGAACCCCCCCGCCAAAATGAGCAAATCCTGTGCCATACCGACGAGAACGAAAAACCCCCTACCGTCTGTCTCAATCTGAGATGCACCCCCCATTGTGGGCGTATTTTCTTTGCAAAATAATACATATGTTCAATTTTGCAATGCAAAATGCTACACTCGTCACCCCCTGTCTCATTGTGAGAATATAGCCTCTTTCTATAAATCGTTTGCCCATAAGGGTTTACGATATTCTAGAATATTTTTCTTGTTCGGCATGGAGTGTGCATATATATTCCATCAAGAAAGAGAGGAAAATGATGCAAGTTATCTTTACTTCGGATTGTTGTGGTTGTGAGATGTCTTTCGCACAAGCAGACTACGGTATCTGCCCACAGTGTCACGAGCACTGCGAGGTAATGAGCGAGGAAGTTCGGGAGGATAGCGGGGAATACTGAGCAACCTTACGGGATTGCAAGGTTCAAGGATTGAAAGCACAAAAGCCGATCATATACTAGGGGAAAGGAAAGGGAAACAAATGGAAATCATCTACCGTTGGGAAGTGATGCATGTTTCGGATTGTTGTGGTGTCGTGATGAGCGACGATAACGTGCAGCATGGTATCTGCCCCGATTGTCTTGAGCATTGTGAGGCCGTGCAGGACGAGTACCCTGTCCGGGTCAACTAGGCTTGCGAACCATCCCCGATTCTGCTACATTCCATTTATCACCACAGGAACCCAACCATGACAAAGTTTGCAATCATCGAGAACGCTAAGCGTCAGGCTCGCCTTTGCTTCTCTGGCATCGCCATCCCTTGCCAGCCTACCCTTGCCGATGGGGTCTATGGCCCCATCCGTTCGGAAAAGATTCTCAAGTTCAATCGTAAGGCTCTGGCCAAGATGGGCAAGGCTAAGGTGGAGAAGGCCGATCCCCGATATATTGGGGGTGAGGATACCATGCGGTTTCCCGTTGGTAAGCCTGGAAGCCGTGAACGGGTTGAGGCTCTGGCCGCACAATATGCTGAACTGGCGAATGAGGAAACTAGCCCCTTTACCGTGGAGTGACGCTTGACAGCAGCCGATACATAGAATATAACCAGAGAAACGAAAGGGAGAAACCATGAGCAACTACAACGGCTATACTAATCGTGCGACTTGGCTGGTCAGTTTGTGGATGGATAACAGCGAGGGCGTTCGTGACTGGTGGGTTGATCGTGGCCGCATGATCTACAAGCACAACGCGAAGCCGCAAAAGTATTTCACGAAGATGGAAGATGCTACTATCATCTTTGCGGAAGAGATTAAGACTGCCCACGAAGAAATGCTGTGGGATGCTATGGGGCAGAATACAGCTAACCTATGGTATAATCTGCTGAATGATAGTATGGCCGATGTTGATTGGCGGCAGATCGCCAAGAATCTGCTGGAAGATGTTGAACTGGAGGTTTCATGACCTACCTACTATCCTTCGTTCTCTTCGTTCCAATTTTCTGCATGGTCCTAGTTTTCCTTTTAGAGTTTGTACTAGAATTGTTCGATAACCATTCACGGAAGAATTATCATGGAGACGTTTGAAATTGGCGGATATCATTTTCACTTTGTTAGTATGGTTGTGGGTTATGTACTGGGTGTGTTTCTTACATACACTACCGTGAAGATGATTTACTTAGAGGATAGTAACACATAGTAACAAATAGTAAGCCGCAACGAAGCGGCCGTTTACGGCCGCTCGCAAATATCATGCCAAACGGTTTCGGCACGGGATTTGCTACGGGCAAAAATCATGCCATATCGTGTTTACCAACCTTACGAGTTTGTAAGGAAAAAAATCCGCTTGCAATTCAATGATCGCACTGTAAAATGCCGATATAACAAGTACGAGGGAAAACAATGAGCAACGATAAGAAGTATATCTGGGCGGTGCGGAAAGATGGTCGAGACTTCGGCTTGTGCAACGTGCAGACCATTCGTCAAACCGCCAAGGGTACGCTGGTTGTGGTGAGGTTTTCCGAGGATGGCGAAATCCGCTATCGTTCGGTCTATCTGGAAGATTGTATCACGGTCCGATTCTACGGGGACTATGATGTCGAGTTGCACAATTCCCCAGCATACGATTCTCGCGAACTGGTTGACTACGTTTGAAGTGATTGTATAATCCTATCTATAAAGGTGAAACATGAGTCATCCCGACCCTCTTTACGATTACGAAGATATGGAACAGGAAAGCCGCCTCTTCCCGTGGATTGACGATAACTACGACGATTACGAGGATTTCTACGACGAGAGCGTGGACGATTACTATGACAGCATGGATGGGGATCACGATTCCGCCATGCGATCTGCCGGATGGGGAGCCGATGAGGATTACGGTTACTACGGAGAGGATTACTAATGACTGAACAAGAAGAGTACGAAGCCAGGGAAGAATTGCGGTTGTGGGAAGAAGAGTACCATATCCGTACCCTGGAAATGATGATGATGGAAGAACAGGAGATTGTGGATTATGAGTGAGCCGATTGTGAAGGTTGGTACGGTACTTTCT